TGAAGGTGATATGATGAGTACTCGTTTGATTCTATGGGACTTGACATTCACAGCCAAAGCATATATTTGGCCACCAGTTAAGACAAGTGAGATGATTACTTTGGCTACTGCAAACACACATATGAATTTTGCCAACTCGGCAAATGGTGATATTATTACATCAAATACATTTACACAGAACTCAATTATATCTTCTGTACAGACTAGACCAAATCCAAACACTGCTGGTCCAGATGATGAATATGGATTTGCAGAAACGTTTACATCATTTGGTTCTACATATGAACCTCAAGTTATTTTTACTACTTCAGATACTACTTTAGTATTTACTGATTCAACATTAATTAAAACGGATAAACTATAATGACACAACAAACAATTGATATAGGAACAGGACCAAATACTGGCACAGGTGATCCTCTGCGAACGGCTTTCACCAAACTCAACGAAAATTTTACAGAAGTTTATAACACAACTAACTCTAATTATACGAGTGCTGTTACCGGATTATCTGTAACAGCTTCTGGATCAAGTGCTTATCTAATCGATCAATATTCAGGAAACAATCCTACAGTGTATGTTTCTGGTGGTGAAACCATAGCATTTGTTTTAAATAATTTAGATGGTCATCCGTTTATGATACGGACATCATCAGGTGGTTCTAGTTTCAATATAGGACTAACACACGTTAGCAATACTGGTACAGTTTCAACGAGTTCTAACGCACAAGCTCAGATAAACGGCACTCTTTATTGGAAAGTTCCTTTTAGTCTAGTAGGTTCAACATATGTTTACCAATGCCAAAACCATGCCGGTATGGTTGGTAATGTTATTATTCAACAGCCTGCCTCTTTCGTTGCATCTAATACCACACTATCTCTAACTCAAGCACAAGCTGCGTTTAATAAAGCAAATACAACAAGTAATACAACTATTACCATAACAAGTCTAAAAAGTTTAGCTGCAAACAGTGCAACTTATGCTGATTTTCAAACCGCAATTGCAAATTTATAAACATTTAAAATAAATTATGAAAAAAATGGATGAAAATCTTTCTCAATTATTGGAGATCGAACCATTGGAATCTGCTGGTCAGTTAGTACACACTGACTTAACACCAGATATTGCCGATGATGCTGAGTTTGCTCGGCAGAATATACGTGAGATGATTACCAAAGGTAACTCTGCAATGGACACTTTGATACACGTTGCTAAAGACACGCATCACCCAAGAGCATTCGAGGTTGTGGCCACAATGCTTAAAAATATGTCTGACCTAAATAAAGACCTAATGGAAATTCAAAAACGCAAAAAAGATTTAGCACCAAAATCTATGAATGATAAATCAATGAACATAGATAAAGCTGTGTTTGTTGGTTCAACCACAGAATTGGTAAAGTTTTTAAAGTCAAATAAAGAGAAATAATATGGATCAATTAATTCAACAAATGAAAGTAATATTAGGTACAAATTTTGCCTTGTATTTTAAGACTCACGGGTTTCACTGGAACGTAGAAGGATCAGACTTCTCTGAATATCACGATTTCTTTGGTGAACTATACACTTCTATATTCAATAATACCGATTTAATTGCAGAGAAGATTCGTATGTTGGATTCATATGCACCAGGTTCTTTGTTGAGAATGTTAGAGTTGGCTGACTTAGAAGAATCAGTAATTATTCCTTCTCCAATTTCAATGTTGGCAGAATTGAAAAGAGATAACGATAGATTAATTGTTCATTTACGTGCAGGTATTGTGGCTGCTGACCAAGCAGGAGAACCAGCTGTTGGTAATTTTCTGCAAGACTTGTTAGACCAACACCAAAAACATGCATGGATGTTAAGAAGTTTTATTAAATAATGATTGACGCAGGTGGTTACCTCGGCAACGCAAACTTAAAACGAACTGGTGTAGAACTATCTTACACCGAAGAACAAGTTGCCGAGATTATAAAATGTACTGAAGATCCAGTTTACTTCATTAAGTCATACGTTAAAATTGTTAACGTTGACCATGGCCTTGTGCCTTTCAAAATGTGGCCATTCCAAGAGGACATGGTACGAACATTCCACGAAAATCGATTCTGTATTGCAAAGATGCCTCGTCAGGTTGGTAAAACAACTACGACTGTAGGTTTTATGTTATGGTCGATTCTATTTCAAGACGATTACAGTATTGCCATTCTTGCCAACAAAGGTTCACTTGCACGTGAAATTTTAGGTCGTGTGCAATATGCATATGAATACTTACCACTTTGGTTGCAACAAGGTATCATTACTTGGAACAAAGGTAATATTGAACTAGAAAACAAATCAAAGATTGCAGCCTTTGCAACATCAGCATCTGGTGTTCGAGGTGGTTCTTATAACTTAATTTTCTTGGACGAATTTGCGTTCGTTCCAAAGAATATGGCTGACGAATTCTTTACGTCAACCTATCCTGTTATCTCATCTGGTAAGACTACCAAAGTTATTATTGTTTCTACCCCATATGGACTGAACCACTTCTATAAGATGTGGGTTGATGCAACAGAGAAACGGTCGACCTATAAACCATTGGAGGTTCATTGGTCACAGGTGCCAGGACGTGATGCCGCATGGAAAGAAGAGACCATACGTAACACATCAGAAGAACAGTTCCGACAAGAGTTTGAGACAGAATTTATTGGTTCATCGGCAACATTAATCACTGGTTCTAAATTGAGGTCACTGGCATTCTTTGACCCATTGAAACAAGAAGATTGTTTAGATATCTACCAAGACCCAATACCAGGACACCTATACATTGGTTGTGTAGATTGTTCTGAAGGTGTTGCACAAGATTACTCAACGATTAATATACTTGATGTGTCTCAAGTTCCATATAGGCAAGTTGCCAAATATCGAAACAATAAACTACCATTGTTATTTTTACCTACAGTTGTTTATGCATTATGTAAAAGATACAATACAGCATTTGCGTTGATTGAGACTAACAATATTGGCCAACAGGTCGTGGACATTCTACACTATGATCTGGAATATGAGAACATATATAAGCTAGAACACCATCATATTAAAGGACAATCAATTTCAGGTGGTTTCAAGCGTTCTACATCATTCGGTATCAAGACCACAAAATCAGTCAAAAAGATTGGTTGTGCCAACTTGAAGACCTTGATTGAAAATGACAAGTTAATTATCAATGACTTTGACACAATTGCCGAACTTAATACGTTTGTGCGAGTTCGAGACAGTTATGAGGCAGAAGAAGGTAACAACGATGACTTAGTTATGGGTCTGGTGTTATTCTCTTGGTTAACTGCACAGAGTTATTTTAAAGAAGATACCAATATCGACATCCGTAAGATGATGTTAGAGGAACAAAATATGTTAGGTGACGAAGATTTGGCACCAGTAGGTATCATTGACGATGGCAGACCAGAACCAGTAATTGATTCTGGTGGTACAGTATGGCAAGATGATGTTAGAAGCCGAGGTTATATATCCTCAAATTTTTAAAAACATAAATACAACATACATTAAAAAAATAATTCAGCCCTTAAAAGGAGATTAAACCATGGCTTTTCAATTATCACCAGGCGTGAATGTTTCAGAAGTTGACCTTACAACAGTTGTGCCTTCCACAGCAACAACTATTGGTGGTTTTGCAGGAAATTTTAACTGGGGACCAGTGAATGAGATTATCACAATTAGTAATGAAGTCCAATTAGTAGAAATATTCGGTAAACCAGACAGCAACACCGCAACATCATTCTTCACCGCAGCAAACTTTTTACAATATGGTTCAGATTTGAGAGTTGTTCGTTCAGTAGGTTCTACAGCGAATAACGCAACAAACATTGGAACACCTGTAAGAATTCTTAACAAAACAAACTATGAACAAAACTTTGCAGCAGGAAACAATTCTATTCAATGGGCATCAAAGTATCCAGGTTCTCTAGGTAATGGACTACGTGTTTCGATGGCTGACGCCAACGTTGCAACAGGTTGGACATACTCAGGTGAATTCAGTACAACACCTACTACATCCACATATGCATCCAGAGCAGCAGCATCAAATGACGAAATTCATATTGTTGTTGTTGACATGACAGGTGCAATTACAGGTACAGCAAATACAGTTATTGAAAAATTTGGTTTTGTTTCTAAAGCAGGCGATGCTAAGAATACAGACGGTTCTTCAAACTACTATAAAGACGTTATCAATAGCAAATCTAAGTACATCTGGTGGATGGGTCATCCTGACACTGGTGCCAACTGGGGTCAAACTGCTATTCAAGTAGCAACAACTGGTGCTTACAATGGCTTGGCAGTCAATAACTTTGACTTGTCTGCAGGTAAAGATACTGCACCAACTGCAGGTAACAGAAACACATCTTATGATTTGTTTAACAATGTTGACTCTGTTGATGTTTCTCTATTGATGGCCGGTGAAACTGCAGATGATGTAGTACCGGACAGACTAATTTCTATTGCCGAGTCACGCAAAGATTGCATGGTGTTCATTTCTCCACCACTAACTGCTGTGTTGAATAACTCAGGTTTAGAAGCATCAACTGTTAAAACATATCGTGATACTATCACATCTTCTTCATACGCAGTTATGGATTGTGGATGGAAATATCAATACGACAAGTACAATGACATATATCGTTGGTTGCCATTGAACGGTGATATTGCCGGTCTATTGGTTAGAACTGACGTTGACCGTGACCCATGGTTCTCACCAGCTGGTTTGAATAGAGGTCAAGTTAAGAACGTTGTTAAGTTGGCATGGAATCCAACCAAAGCCGAAAGAGATTCATTGTACAATTCAGGTATTAACCCTGTTGTAACCTTCCCAGGTGAAGGTACTGTATTGTTCGGTGATAAGACTCTATTGAACAGACCAGAAGCAATGGACAGAATTAACGTTCGTAGACTGTTTATTGTACTAGAGAAAACAGTTGCTCGTGCTTCACGTTCTTCGTTGTTTGAATTCAACGATGAATTTACACGTGCTCAGTTTGTTAACTTGGTTGAACCGTATTTACGTGAAATCCAAGGCCGACGTGGCATCTATGACTTCCGTGTTGTTTGTGATACTACAAATAATACACCGGAAGTCATCGACCGCAATGAGTTTGTTGGTGACATTTATGTCAAACCAGCCCGTTCCATCAACTTCATCCAACTAAACTTTGTTGCAGTCCGTACTGGTGTTGCATTCAATGAAATCGTTGGACGATTCTAATAAATAGAGAGATAGGAGAAAATTAAATGGCATTTAATATTAACGAATTCCGCTCTCAAATGCAGGGTGATGGTGCGAGACCAAACCTCTTTGAGGTAACCATGCCTTTTCCGGCATTTGCTTTACCTGGTAATGCACAAACGAAATTATCATTCATGTGTAAGACCGCACAACTTCCAGGTTCTACTGTTGGCACTGTGCCTGTTCAATACTTCGGCCGTGAGTTGAAGTTTGTAGGCAACAGAACCTTCACTGACTGGACACTTTCGATCATCAATGATGAAGACTTTGTGGTGCGTAATGCATTTGAAAGATGGATGAATGGCTTGAACAGCCACAGTTTAAACGTTCGTAACCCATTGGCACAAACTCCAGGCAGTTATACTGTTGACGGAGAAGTTAAACAATTCGCCAAGAACGGTGACACATTGAAGAAATATAAGTTTATTGGTTTATTTCCAACAGACGTTTCTCCAATTGATGTTGACTGGGGTTCCAATGATGCAATTGAAGAATTCACGGTGACTCTATCATATCAATGGTGGGAATCCGTAGAAGATAACGTGGTTTGACGAAAGAGGAGCCTAGGCTCTTCTTTCTTAATATAGGATTATTATACAGTGGCAATTAAACTTTTTGGTTTTACTTTTGGTGACAAAGAGGTCGTTCAGGTTCAAAACCCGAACGAATCTTCTTTTGCTCTACCGACAAATGCAATAGATGATGGTGCAGTTACTATCACAGGTAACGCACACTATGGTACGTATGTTGATTTAGAAGGTTCAATTCGTAATGAGTTGGAACTAATCACACGTTACCGTGAAATGTCGAATCATCCTGAGCTTGAGATGGCTATTGACGAAATTGTCAATGAAGCTATTACTCGTTCTGAGGAGGGTAAGATTCTTGATATCGTTATGGATAATCTGAAACAACCAGAATCGATTAAGAAAAAGATTCGTGAGGAGTTTAACAACGTTATGCGTATGTTGAACTTTGCAAATCTTGCCGATGATTTATTCAAGCGATGGTACATTGATGGTAGAATTTACTATCACATTGTCGTCAATGAAAAGAATCCAAAAGAAGGCATTAAAGAATTAAGGTACATCGACCCACGTAAAATTCGTAAGGTTCGAGAAGTACAAAAAGATCGTGACCCCAAAACTGGTGCATCGGTTATTAAATCTATTGCTGAGTACTATGTCTACAATGACCGTGGTACTACAACACAAACATATACTGCCCAAGTTAATCAGGGATTGAGAATTGCTGCTGATGCAGTTATCAACATCAACTCTGGTTTGATGGATGCAAAGAATACATTTGTTATTTCTTATATTCATAAAGCAATTAAGCCGCTTAACCAGTTGCGTATGATTGAAGATGCGGTAGTGATTTATCGTTTGTCTAGAGCACCTGAACGCCGCATTTTCTATATTGACGTTGGCAACTTACCAAAAGGTAAGGCTGAACAATATCTACGTGACGTTATGGTTAAGTATCGTAACAAGATGGTTTACGATGCTACGACTGGTGAACTCCGTGATGACCGTAAACATATGTCAATGTTAGAAGACTTTTGGTTACCTCGCCGTGAAGGTGGTAAAGGTACAGAGATTACTACATTGCCAGCTGGTCAAAACCTTGGTGAGTTAGAAGACGTTAAGTATTTCAGAAACAAACTGTTGAATGCTTTGAATGTTCCAATTGCACGATTAGAACCACAACAATCTGGTGGTATGATTGGCATTGGCAGAAGCACTGAAGTAACACGTGACGAAGCCAAGTTTGCTAAGTTTGTACAGAGACTACGTAACAAGTTTACACATATCTTTGATGAAGCTTTGAGTGTACAATTAACACTTAAAGGTATTTGTACCCGTGAAGAATGGGAAGAATTCAAAGAAGACATTTATTACGACTTCCAAAAAGATAATAACTTTGTTGAGTTGCGTGATGCCGAGTTGTTACGTGAAAGAATTAATTTGTTAACTCAAGTTGACCCGTTTGTTGGCCGTTATTATTCTGCCGAGTGGGTTAAACGACACATCTTGCAATTGACTAAAGAGCAAATTGAAGAGATGGATAAAGAGATTAAAAAAGAAGATGATGATGGTACTGGAGGTTCTGTGTTGCAACAAGGCGGAGAACCACCAACATCACCAGACGAATACCCACCAGTTGATAATACAGCTGACCAAGATGCGACAGAATCTATGACACCGATGTTGGATGCCGAAGTAGATAAATACTCATCAAGTAAGATAAATAAGAAATAATGGAGAATAATTATGGATGTTAAAGACTTTATTAACGCTTCTATCGGTGGTAATGCCGTTGAAGCACAACAAGCATTGAATGATGTAATCTCAGCACGTGCTATGGAAGCATTGGCAACTCGCAAGACTGAGATTGCACAAAATTTGTATAACGGTAAAGAAACAGAATCAACCGAAGAACAAGAAGAAGTATGAAATCGCTACAAGAATTAAGAAACATTGTTGAAGAAGAGAAGAAGGACTATTCAAAGTTCGATGCTCTTGTACGTGCTGGTTTAGGTAACAAAGCACAGATTCAACGTTTGCATAATATTCTTGACAAGATGGGCGAAGAAAGACCTAACTTTAATAACGCAGATAGAGAAATCATGCGTAATATTTTTAATAAGATGGTTGATTTGATTACCACTAATCCAAATATCAATCGTCAAGCTCGCCGTGCAGTATCAGAAGAACTCGAAGAAAGTTTAATTGATACTTCCGATTTTAAAGTTGGACCATCAGGCAAAAAAGTTAAAGCTCATCGTATTGCAATTCAATCAGGTACTGAAAAGGTAAAAGACCAAGTAACTGAAGCGAGTGAAGACAATGTAATTCCACCATCAGATCCTCCATTTGTTCTATTGTTAAAACGTAGAGCAGTTAGATTGTTCCCTGATGGCACTAAAGTTGCATTGTATTATAACGATAAGCTTAAAAAAGTATTCTCTGTACCATTCAATTCTCAGTACATGGGTTATAACTCCATGGCACCAGTTATTCAGGCCGAAGGCACAGAAGAACAAGGCGAGATGTTGGAAGAAGCAGTGATGGATACGTTACATAAGATTGTTTCCAATAAATCGGCACAAAAAGTTAAGTTTGCCTCTGGTGAAACAAGAACAGTTGACCATTTTACAGCATCAGCATTGACGCAAGTCCATGGTGCTTTAAATGATGATAATAAAAAGAAGTTTGCAGACATGGTACATAAGTCACCTGGTCACTTCACTAAGGCTGCAGATTTTGCTTTCAGTAAATCAAAATGACGTTTATTGAAAGTATAGTAAATAACAAACTAACCGAGGCAAAAGATAAATTATTTGCACGGTTAAATGAGGTTGCTTCTGAGAAATTAGCAGAGGCAAAAGTTCATATTGCTCATATCGTATATGAAGAAGTAGAAGAATTGGATGAAGGCAACATTGTTAAAACTGGTAGGGTTCAAAGAATCAAAAGACGTATCAGAAGAAACAAACAAGGTCGAATCATTCTTCAACGTAATGTACGTAGGTCAGCAATTAAAGGATATAGAATATCTGGTAATACGGTAAAAAGAATACCTGCTGCACAGAGACTGCACAAAGCCAGAATGTTAAAAAGATATTGGAAAACTAAAGGTCGCTCAAAGATGAACAGAGTCTTATTAAAAAGAAAAATGTCTATGCGCCGCCGCAAATCAATGGGAATAAAATAATATGGCATACGAAATTATTAACACAAAAAGATCCCGATCAATTATCAGATTTACTGGTAATACGGCAACAACCATTCCGTTGTCTTCACTTGCTGTAGATAGCAATGAAGTTATTACGGCTGCATCGATTGCACACATTATTACCTCTTCTGATGGATGGATTCGCATCTATCGTGGTGATAATACATCTGCACCATTGGTTGTTGCAATGTACCAGTCAAATGATTTGCCATTGACACAGTATGATATCTCATTGGCAAATACACCATCTGCTAACTTGCATATTACTAATAGTGGCACTGATGGTACTGTAATTCTATCAGTCACTAAATCTGCAACTTATGCAACACCATTAGTAGGTATCTAAAATGAAACTAATTACCGAAAGAATTGAGAGCGTAAAGTATCTCACAGAAGCAACAGAAAAAGGTAAAAAGAACCTTTACATTGAAGGTACTTTTCTTGTTGCTGAAAAAGTTAATCGTAATAACCGCATGTATAAGATGGATACATTGCGTAAAGAAGTTAAACGATATAACGAAGAATTTGTTAAAACGAACCGTGCGTTAGGTGAACTTGGTCATCCAGACACACCAACCCTTAATTTGGAACGAGTATCCCATAAGAT